CGGGGTATGCGGCCTGTGCATCGCCGCCGCCGACCGGATCTACACCGTCCGTCAGCTCCTGCCGATCCACAAGCGGTGCAAATGCACCACCGCGGCGGTCACCGAAGAGTTTGACCCCGCCGCAGAGCTCAACGCGATCGACCTGAGCCAGCTCTACACCGACGCCGGCGGGACCTCGCGAGCCCACCTGAAGCGGACTCGCTACCAGACCGACCAGCACGGCGAACTCGGCGCCGTGCTGGTCCCACAACGCGACTACAAGCCCCGCGGCGTCGAGGCCGAGAAGCGCGCATCAGCGGTGACCTACGTGGGCGGCCCGGAGTCGAAAGCCGACATCGCCCGCCGGCACCTGCCGATCCTCGAGGAAAACCTGACCAAACTGCGCGCCGACGGCCTCGCCGAGGAATCTTCGCAGGTCAGATACCACAAGGCGCAGATCGAGAAGCTGCGCGCTGACCTCGCCGCCGACACGACCCGTGCGAAACCTGCCGCTCAAGCCATAAAGGGTATGAACCCGAAACGGAAAGCCCCCAAGCCAGCAACATCCGGCGGCAGTGGCGGTGATGAGCCGCCGCGCCCACCCCGTCACAATGGTCCGATCAGTGCAGATGGTGACGACCCGGTGGCGCGGCTGAACGCGATCTTTGCCGAGCAGACGCGAAACGCCAGCCCTGAACAACGCCAGTCGGTCATTCGCTGGCAGGGCAAGTCGGATCGTTTCTACAGCGAAGTGCAGCGCGCGGCCCAAGACCAGGCGGCTAACCCCACGGCGAACGAAGTCGCTGACGACCTGCAGGACCTCATGATTCCGCTGGCCGAAGACGTCGACCTGTGGCGTGGCATCCGTGACGCCGAAGCAGTATTCGGTGTGCCGGATGACCAGATCGAGTCGTTGATCGGCACCGATATGGATGTTCCGGTGTTCTTCGCAACGACGCTCGACCGCGAGGTGACCGAAGAATTCACCAGCCCGGGTCGGCGCCCCGCGCTCTACAAGATCACCGCTCGCGCGGGCACTCCTGCCGCGTGGGTATCGCCCTTGGGCCGGCCTGAAGATGCGTACCAGCAGGAACTTCTCTTCCCGCCGGGCATCGTTGTGCGTATCCTCGACGTCAAGAGAACCTCTAGTGTTCCTATAGTCGAGGTGGAGGTGCGCGATGGGGAAGTGGGACGATGACATCCCGCTGCGACCTCGTGGCAGCGTGCAACCCTCCAGCGTGGCTGCACTCCTGCGGTCATTGAAGCTCACCGACGCGCCCAAGAACGAGCAGGCAGCAGGCATCAAGGCCTGGCTCCGCAATCACGCTCCAGGCCCGGCGATGCAGTACAGCTTGCGTCGTAAGGGCTACGGACAGCTTCTCGACAGTCGTGTCTCCGCGTAAGACGCAAACCACACCGAACGACCGAACAAGAACCCCGCTGAGCTAGCGCTCCGGGGTTCTTTTCGTTGTCGCCGTCACTCAAGAACTTCCGCCGCTGTGGCGGTTGACCCGTCATGGGTTCCCTTCCCGACATGGGAGTGTCAGTGCAAGATTTGCCGAAAGACCCGACCTCCACCCCTGTGGGTACCCATGGCGGTGCCGACGATGCCAGCGCCACATCAGGCGCCGGCCAACCGGGTGGTGAACCGGCCGGGCATCCCGACAGGGGCTTCCCGGAGAACACACCGATCGTGGAGATGACCGCCGAGCAGCAGGCGGCCTATTGGAAGTTCCACGACCGCCGCAAGAGCGACACGCTCAGGGCGTACGGGGGCATCACCCCAGAAGAGGCGTTGCAGTACCGGCAGGACGCCGAGGACGCCCGCCGCGAGCAGCTGCAGCCCAGCGAACGCGCCTTGGAGGACGCCAGGACGCAGGCCACGACAGCCGCCATGGCAACCGCGGCCCAGACATGGGCGCCCCAGATCGCTGAAGCGATCGTCGGGCAGTTCATCACCAACACCGAGCAGCGCACCGCAGTGCTGGCCGGCATCAACCCGATGGCGTTCGTCAAGGACGGCAAGTTCGACAACGCCGCACTCATCGGGCACCTCACCGGGCTACAGGCCGCCTTCGGCGGATCCGCGCCCAGCGGTGAGCAACAGCAACCACCCAGTCAGTGGGGCCAGCACGGAACGCATCCGCCGGCGCAATCCGGCAGCGATGAAGGCTTGGCCGAGGCGAAGCGCCGCGGCTACATCACATAGGAGGAAGCGATGTCGACTGACATCTCCGTTCACTCCAGCAACTACCAGGTCGAGGACCGGTCGTGGCTCATCGGGCAGCACGGCGCGGACGTCACTCCTGGTGTGACGCTGGACATCTCGAAGTTCTCCCGCGGTGGAACCGCCGAGGTGCAGACGATCACCGTCTCCGGGTCCAGCCCGTTCACGGTGACGCTGCTGGGCACCCCCACCGATCCGATCGACGACGAAGCCCCCGCGTCCGTGCTGCGGGCTGCGTTGGAGGCCATCGTAGGAGTCGGAAAGGTCGCTGTCGCCGGCCCAACCGGTGGCCCGTACCCGGTGACGTTCGACGCCTCGCTGGGAGACGTTCCGCAGATGACAGCCACCGGAGCCACCGTGTCCACCAACACGGCCGGCAAGGCTGGGCACTACCCGAACGGCTACATCCCGTCGGGGCTCGTGCTGGGCAAGATCAGCGCCAGCGGTCTCTACGGCCCGTACGACAACAACGCCAACGACGGCCGTGAAACCGCCGCTGGCCTGCTGTTCTCTTCGGTTCGTGCCATCGATTCCGCCACTGGCAACCCGCTGGCCAAGGTCGGCGGCGCGCGGTTCGTGCACGGTCTGGTGAACGAAGCCAGGCTCCCCGTCAGCTCGGGGATCGACGCGGCCGCCAAGGCCGACCTCAAGCTCATCGCCTGGTTGTGAGAAAGGACCACTGAATCATGGCTATCGTTTTCGACGGTCCCATCTCCCCGGACGCCCTGACCGCGTTCATCCGAAATGTGCCGGTCAACCCGCAGTTGGCCCTGGTCAACCTGTTCCCGACCCGGTACTTCGACACCAACCGGATCGACTGGGCGGAGTTCGTCAAGACCAACCGCACCGCGTCGTACCGGTCGTTCGACGGCACCATCCACGTCTCCAGCCGCGACGCCGGTTCGGGCAAGTACGTGGAGCTGGCGCCCTTCTCGGACTCGCTCAACAAGGGCGAGTACGAGCGCATCGCCGAGGAGATCACCCGCCTGGGTGGGACCAACAAGGCACTGCAGGTCAAGGCGGCCTACAACGACGCGGAGCGTCTCGTGGGCACCATGAACAACCGGCGCGAGCTGGCATGGGGCGACGTGCTGACCGACGGCAAGCTGACCATCAACGAGGGCGGCTTCTCCGGTGAGGCCGACTACGGCGTACCGGCCAACCAGATCACCGCTCCGGCGACCGCCTGGACCGACCACACGAACGCCAAGCCGTTGACCGACCTCGACGCGCAGCAGGAAGTCCGTATCGCCAACGGCAATGCCCGCGCCGGCAAGATGCTGCTGTCGCGGGTGGATCTCGGTCACCTGCGGCGCAACAAGGAAGTCATCGACGCAGTCCACGGCGCCACCGCGGGCCGTACCAGTGTGTCGAAGGCGGAGCTGAACACCTTGCTGGAGTCCGAGGACCTGCCGGTGGTCATCCCGACCTACGACACGTCGCTGAACGTGGAGGGCCAGGACACGCGGGTCATCACCCCCGGGTTGGTGCAGCTGCTGCCGGACAACATCGCCGACCTCGGCTTCTTTGCCTACGGCATGACCGCGACGGCGCTGGAGTTGGCCAAGTCCAAGCTGGCGGAGATGACCTTCGGCGACGCCTCCGGGATCGTCGGCGTCGTCGAGAAGGTTGGACCGCCCTACCGGGAGTTCACCTTCGTTGACGCGAACGGCATGCCGATCCTGACCAACGCGGGTCTGCTGTCCATCATGGAAGTCCGCTGATGGCTCGCATTCTGGCCCGACACGTCGCGGTGTTCGACCCGAAGGGCAACCTGCGTCAGTTCGCGCCCGGTGACTGCCCGCCCGCATGGGCGGTCAAGCAGATCACCAACCCGAAGGCCTGGGGCGGCACGCCGGAATCGGACGGTGCCGAGCCGGCCGGGAAGCATCGGGCAGCTGGCGGCGGCGGTGAAGGACCGCCGCCGCTGGCCGGGCCCAACGCGGGCCGCGACCCCTGGGCCGCCTACGCGACGGCGCTCGGTGTGGACGTCGACGAGGACGACAAGCGCGACGTGATCGTGGACAAGATCCGGAACGCAGGCCATCCGGTCGAATGACCAGCCCGAAGCCGGCCGGCGGCAAGTTCGTTTCGTCGCAGGACGTCATCGGCCGGTTCGAGGGGAGCTTTCCCAAGAACCGGATCCCTTGGCTCGAGCTTCGGATCGGTGATGTCGAGAACGAGCTGATCGACGAAGTGCCGTCGCTGGCCGATCTCGACGTCAACGCCGACCCCAAGTCCCCGAACCGCGAGGTCCGGGCGGCGGCCCGCCGCGTTGGCCGGGTCCGGACCCTGGTCGTCGACAAGCTGCTCGAGCTGTTCCGCAACCCGGACGGCGCCACTACCGTCTCCGACGCCCACGAGGGCATCTCCAGTAGCCGGTCCTACGCCGGGCGCCAGTACGCCGGGACCGGGGAGACCGGCATCTCGTTCACCGAGGCCGAGCTGAATCGGGTCAGGGTCCGCAAGCCCCAGCGACCCAAGATCGGCACCTACGGCGTCTCCCCATGGGGGATTCCGTGAACGGATTCGGTGAGACCGTCACCATCACCGGGGTCAGTCGAGACGGCAGCGGCGACACCTCGCGCCGCCGCGGCACGGTCGACGACACAGAGTTCGGCGAGGCGACCGAGGTCTACCTCGACGACCACCGCGGCCGCCGGGCCGTCATCGAGCGCAGCTGGTTCTGCCCCCGCACCGAGAACGTGGGAGTCGTTGCCGGCGACCGGATCACCCGGGCCAACGGCGAGGTGTACTCGGTGTGGGCCGGCCCTTTCGGCGACAACCCGCACCCGATCTCCGGCCGGGAACTCGGCCAGAAGGTCTACCGGATCCGCAGCGTTCAGGCCCCGCCCCGTGGATGACATCGACATCCCCCAGCCCAATCCGGCCCTGACGGCGATCCTGGCCAGCCCCCGCATGTTCGAACTGGTCCGCCAGCGCACCGAGGTCGCCAAGGTGGCATGGCAGGCGATCGTGGCCAAGCGCAGCCGCCGCCTGGCGGCCTCCGCCCGGGTGACGGTCGGCATCGGCGGCAAAAACAACGACCGCCCGGTCGGCCGGCTCACCGTCGGCGACGGCCTGGGCTACGGGGCCTCCCACGAATTCGGTCACCGCACGAGCCGCAGCACCGCCAGCGGCCGGTTCGTCGCCGACAACGGAAAACGTCGCCGCGGGGTTCGCCGCGGAAAGGTCAAAGGCGCCAAGGAGCTCAAAACGGTGTTGCGTTCGATGAGGTCGATGTGAGCTTCGACTGGCTCCCCCCCTGGTACATCCCAGGGCTGCCGTTGGTCGAAGATGCGCTCACCGCACTGCTGGAACCCCTGTTCCCCAACGACGTTGCCCAGCCGGTCGAGGTCGCCAATCAGCTGCCTGACGGCGTCATGGAGACCGGCTGGGTCGGTCGTCTGCTGATCATCACGCGGTTCGGCGGCGCCGCCGACCTGCGTGCCGATCAGGCCGCCGTGCAGATCGCCGCGGTCACCAACCGGCGTGGCTACTCGCTGGTGCTCAACGGATTCGTCCGCGACGTACTGCTGAGCATCAACGAGCCCATCGACATCGAACTGCCCGACGGTCGCATCGTCACCCTCACCGATGCGGTGGAAACCACAGGGCCCGAGGAGATCTTGGGTGAGGACTACGACGAGCGGATCGTCCCATCGACGTTCCTGCTGACGTTCGACAACCCCCTGCATACCCCCGACTACAGCGGCCACCTCGGTCTCTGAAGCGCTCTCTCGAAAGGACAGTGCAATGCCACCCATTCCCAACTCCATCAAGGCATTCAAGGGCGGACAGAAGGGGCTTCAGATCGCCCCGCTGGACATGGCTGTGATGCTCGGGCGTGTCGACCGCGTCGCCGGGTTCACCCGCAACCTCGAGGGGCCCGACGGCAGCCTGGTCATTCCCAACGGAATCAAGGGCATCGGCTACATCACCAAAGGCAACGGCATCGGCGTGAAGCCGGAGATCTCCGCCAACAACATCGAGTCCGCCGGTGAAGGCCTGCCGACCCGCATCATCATCGACAAGCAGTCCATCAGTGTCGATTTCGAGCCGCGTCAGTTCGGCCGCGACATCCTGGAAGTCGTCTTCTCCAGCGACTACTCCGCCCTCACCCCGTCGGCGCACTCCGGCTTCCACGCGCCGATCGCGACGGTCCCGGAGAACCAGGACTACCGGACCGTGGTGCTGGGCAAGGACAGCTACAAGGGCCTGCCGATCTTCTTTGGCTACGTCCTCAACCGCACACAACTGTCCGGCGTCGATGCGCAGAAGTGGCAGGCGAACGACACCGTGACCTGGCATCCGACGCTGACCACCGTCGCCGACGACGACGACCTCGACAACCTGGGCGAGTTCTTCATCTTCGGACCCGGATTCGAGCTGTGCAACGCCGAGAACGACACCGGCTTCACGGCGCCCACGACCGACTGGATCGTGTTGCTGCCGCCCGCCCCGGCCCTGACCGTCGGCGGCGGCAAGCTGCAGCTCAAGGTGCTCGACAACCTCGGCGCCAACCGCACCGCGGACGCCACCTACATGAGCTCGGCCACCAGCAAGGCGACCGTCTCGGCCACCGGCGAAGTGACCCCGGTGGCCGCCGGTACCGCCGACATCACCGCCACCTACCAGACGAAGACCGCGACCGTCACCGTCACCGTCTCCTGACCCTTCGCAGTACCGGCCCTGGCCCCGCGGCGATCCCGCGGGGCTGGGGCCGTCCACATCTGACAACCACCGAGGAGTAACCCCATGGCCAAGACCGCAGGCCGCTTTTACGAGATCCGCAAGCAGCTCGGCGACAAGCCCTACGTCCTCACCGAGGATATCTCCATCCCGCCGATGCCCCTGGCTGCACGCGAACAATGGCGCAAGATCTCCGCCGAATCGGTCACGGCACGCTACCTGCAATCGGTGGCCCTCGCGGACGGGAAGAAACCCGCGACCGTCGACTACACCAGCCGCGTCGAACGCGCGCTGATCGGTGACCAGTACGAGGCATGCAAGGCCCTGTTCGCGGACGACGCCCGAGCCTGGGACATCTTCATCACCGAGCTGCTCGAATTCAACAAGGTCGCCGGCACCACCTCGGAGAGCGGCGACGCGGACTCGGAGGGAAACGACGACGGCGACGCGACGCCCGCGTAGTCGCCGTCGTCAACGCCTGCTGGACCGAGATCCAGTGGGACTTCCAGAACATCCTGCACGTCAATGCCCTCGACTACTTCCGTGAGGAGTCCGGCCGGACCTGGGAACAGTTCCTGGAGTTCTTCGACCAGCTCTGCGAAGAGCAGGGCAGTCGACTGTGGGCGCGGGCTGCTACTGATCCCGCGCTGCGGGCGCACGTCGAGGCGATGACGGCCGAGGAGATCGCGGCTCTGCGAGCACGATCCGCTGATCAGCCGCACTACGGCTACACCCGCGACGTGCAGGAGAGCCGCAACGTCGCTGACCAGCTGATCGCGGTGCGCGCTCAGCTCGGCCGACAGAAAGCCAGCGAAGTGACGTTCATGCCACGCCCACGCATGTTCGCCGACCTCATCGACGCTCACGAATCTGCCCTCACACGAGCAGATCTCGATGACGCCATCGACCAAGCCCACGCCAACGCCGAACGTTTCGGACTGAACTGAATGGGGGTGTGATGCCGACATACAGCGCCGGCAAGGCCTCCATCGAAATCGGCCCGAGCCTCAGAGGATTCCGGGCAGAGCTCGAAGCCGAACTGAAGAAGATCGACGCCCAGCTCGGTGTGGCCGTCCACCCGAACCTGGCGCAGGCCAAGGCCGACCTGGAGCGGTGGCGGCTGCAGGAAGAGCGCCGGTCGATCGACATCCCGGTCAACGTCGAGACCCGGGCGGTGCAACGGGCCCGCCGTGACCTGGACAGCCTGGCCAGTGCTGGCACCAAGGCGATGTCGGCGCTCAAGTGGAACGCCGGCGCGCTCGGCGTCTCCACCCTGCCGATACTGGCCACCGGTTTGGCGGAGGTAGCCGGGGCGCTCACGCAGGTTGCTGAGGCTGCCTGGGTGGTGCCGGGCGCTGTCGCCGGCGCGGTGGCATCGATCGGCACGCTGGCCATCGGGGTCTCCGGCGTCAAGGACGCCTACACCGCGGTCACCGCGGCTGCAACGACGTCGGCCAGCAAGCAGGCGTCGTCGGCGACCAGCGCCGCGCGGGCGCAGCGTGATCTGGCGCGGGCCTACCGGGATGCTCGGCGTGAGGTCGAGGACCTCAACATCTCGCTGCGCGGTGATCAGATCTCCGAGCAGCAGGCTGTCCTCAACGCCCAGCGGGCGCGCCGGGACCTACAGCGGGACTTCGCGTCCGGGCAGATCCAGGATCAGCTGGACCTGCAGTCCCGCATGCTCGACATCCAGGCGGCCGATCAGTCCGCTGTCGAGGCGCACGTGCGGGCGATGCGCAAAGCCCAAGACGTCGGGACCGCGAACGCCAAGGGTATCGAGGGCGCCGACCAGGTCGTAGCCGCGCACGAGGCCGTCGCCAGCGCTGCCGGCACCGCTGGCGCAGCCTCGGACAAAGCCGCCGCGGCGATGGCCGCTCTCGCGCCTGAAGCGCAGGAATTCGTCCGCACCCTCGTTGACCTCAAGCCGCAGTTCACGGACCTGAAGAAGACGATCGCGGGCAACATCTTCACCGGCCTGTCGGGTGAGCTGCGAACCCTGGTCGAGCAGGACATGCCGAACTTCAAGACCGGTCTCGGTGCCATCGGCACGGCGTGGAACACCAACATCGTCGCCCTGATGCGCTCGCTGGGATCAAACTCCTCCCGCGGCCTGCTGGACCGGATCCTGGGCAACACCGCCGAAGCCCAGACCCGATTCACCAAGGCCATCGACCCGCTGGTCAAAGGCGTCGGCACCCTGGCCGCCGCCGGCACCGACGTCCTGCCGCGCCTGGCCGACGGATTCGGCCAAGTGATGACCCGATTCAACACCTTCATCACCGCCGCCGACCAGGACGGCCGCCTAGACAAATGGATCAACGACGGCATCGACGCCCTCGACCACCTCGGTAACGGTGCTATCAACATCGGGAAGATCTTCAACGACATCACCCAGGCACTCGGCGGCGACGGACTTCTCGCCAAGCTCGACGAGGGATCACGGAAACTGCACGAGTTCCTGGCCTCCGACAAGGGCCAGGCGCAACTCAAAGAGTTCTTCCACGACGCCAAAGAGCAACTGGCGCAATGGAAACCGATACTTGAGGCGCTTCCCGGTATGCTGGCGGGAGTTCTTGACGCGTCAAAAGCATGGGCCGACGTCATCTTGCCCCCGCTCGGCGAGATCACCGGATTCCTCGGTGACCATCCGGGACTAATCCGCGCCGTCGTCGAGGCCTTCCTCGCTTGGAAGACAATCGATTTCGCCAGCAACATCCTCGGTGGCCTAGGTCGAATATCCGACACGCTCGGCGAGCCCGGCGCAGGCAAGGGCGGCAAGGGTGGTCGGGGACTGCTCGGCAAACTCGGTATGGCCGTGGCCTTCATGGGCGCCATGGAAGCGGTCAAACTCGGCGCCGACTGGCTCAATCCGGACGACGGTCAGGCACCCTCGGCCGCCGAAGCGGTCGGCGGTGGGCTGGCCAACATCGGCGGTATGGCCGTGGCGGGTGCCCAAGTCGGCGGTGTTCCCGGACTGATCGCGGGAGCAGGAATCGGCGCCGGAACCTCCGTGGTCGAGCGCGCCACGGGTGATCTGGCCCGCCAGAAAGCTGAGGTCGAGAAAAACCGGCGCGAGCAGGAGAAGCGGAACCCGTACCAGGCGCCGCCCGTCAACGAAACCCGTTACGGGCCAACACTCGACGTACGCGGAATGATCCTCGCTGGCCAGGTTCCCGGCTACTCGATGGCCGACGACGGTATCACCATCATCGGCCCCGACGGGAAACCGTCAATGACCATCGGCCCAGACGGTGCTCCTGTCCCGATCTACGGCGCGCAGCCGCCTCCCGGATTCCGCAACGGCGGCCCGACCCCAGCGACGCCCGGCCCCGGACCGACCGGCGGATACATCGCTGAGATCCATAAAAAGGAATGGGTCAGCAATGAGCTCGGCCGCGCGGTGCTCGGCGACGCCTTCCTGGCCGCAGCCGACAGGGGCGTCGTCGACATCAGTCGCCTGCCGAAGTTCGACAGTGGCGGCCCCGGTGATGCCCTTTTCGACAACTACGGCAACCCCGTCTCGCCCGGTCGAGCGCCGGGGCCCGCCGCCGCGGCGCCGAACGCACCGAACCCCATGCAAGGCGGGATCGGCAACGTTCTGGGGTCGTTCGCCTCTGGGATCGGCGGGTCTATCGGGAACATCGCCGGGATGTTCGGCGGACCCAGCGGCATCGGTGGCGGCGGCGGAGCTGCCGGCGCGGGCATGTCGCTGGCCGACCGCGCCGCAGGCATCCCCGGCCTCATCGGCCTTGCCGGCGCGGCTGCCGGTTCCAACCCCGCAGCTGGCATCGCCCAATGGGGCCAGAACACCGCGCAATGGCTCGGCGGCTTCACCGCCAAGACGTTGGGCGGGTTCGGCAGCGCACTGTGGCAAGGCGCCCTCGACATGTTCGGGCTCGGCGACTCCATGCTCTCGCTGAAAAACCCCTGGACCCAGGCTGCCATGGGAGCCGCCCAGTTCGGCCTGGCCAACGACGGACCCATCGGCAAGCTCATGGGCGGAGGCCTCGGTGGCGGTGCCATCCCCGGCCTCGGGGCAGGGTTCGGATCGAAGCCCATCACCCTCGGCGACGGATCGACCATCAGCATCCCCACACTCGGCACCGCCGACGGCTCAAACCTCAGCAGCGCCAGCGCGGGCACGGGTGCATCAATCCCTGCGGCGGCCGCGGCCGCCGGCGGCGCGGCAACGCAGGGCGCCTCGTGGTCGAACTTCGATGCAATCGCGAAGTCGTTCGGGCTCACCGTCACGTCTGGGTTCCGCAACCCGAACGGACCGACCATCGCCGGTGTACCCGCATCGAAGTCGTATCACGGGTCCGGTCGCGCGCACGACTACGGGGGCAACCCCGCTCAGATGCGGGCCTTTGCCGACTTCATGGCCGCCAACTACGGCTCCCAGATCAAGGAACTGATCTTCGATCAGAAGGGTTTCGGATCGACGATCCACAATGGCCAGGTCGTCGGCCCGTTCGGGTCGTTCTACACGATGGGGCAAGCCGGTTACCACGGTGACCACGTACACATCGCTTTCCGCGACGGCGGTGCCGCGCGGGGTCCAGGCGGCCCTAAGGGCGACAAGATTCCCGCCTGGCTGTCCGATAACGAGCACGTCTTCACCGACGAAGACGTCAACGCCATGGGCGGCCAGGACAACGTCTACGCGTTCCGACGGGCACTGCACCGTGCCTGGGGTGGATCGATCAGCCGGGCACTGCTGAACATCACGCCGGCCCAGGACCAGTCGCAGACCAAGCTGGCCGCTAAGGCCCCCACACCTGGACCGGCGCCGGCGACCACGCTCAAGCCGCTGGCGCCGAAACCACCGCCCACCGCGGCCACCGCCCCCCAGCCTTCCCCGGCCGCGCCGCCGGTATCACCCGGTGCCGACCCCAACGCCACCGGCAGCAGCGAGGCACAGCAACGAGCTGGCCAGCTCGCCGTGCCCGAGGTCGGAGCCGCACCGCGGACCCTGAACCACAACCTGACCGCCATCAGCACGGGGATCTCCTCGGCGGCGTCCACGATCGGCAGCCTGGCGCAGTCAGCGATCGGCGCCGCGCCCTTCCCGGGTGCGGGGGAGGCCGGTGCACTGGTCGCGGGCCTGGTCAAGCAGGGCGGCAAGATCGCCGACAACGCGGTCAACGTCTTCTCGTCCTCACTGGTCGGCAACCTCGGTGACAACACCACCGCGGGCGCCTACGGCGCGCCGGTGCTGTCGCAGGCTCCGCAGCCTGCCGGGGTTGTCGACAGACGCACCATGTTCGGCAACGTCATGGTCGGCGATCCACGCGAGTTCGTCCGGGAACAGCAGCTCTACGAGGCCCAGCGCTCCCAGGCCGAAGTGGACACCTGGGCTTTCTGATGTCCCAGTACCTGACCCTCGACATCATCGGCCGCGACGGATCGTTCTGGCGCGTGATGGGACCTGGCCGCGGCCAACAGCACGTCATCCTGTCGCCGAAATCAGCGATGATCTTCGACCTGCCGACCGAAACGCGTTGGGTCAAGAACGCACTCGGGCAGCGCTACCAGTCCTACGAGTTCCAAAAGCGCACGTTCGTGCTGACGTTCCTGGCCTACCACTGCGACAAGTACACGTGGTCTGACATCGTGACCAGGTTCGGGTGGGCATTCGACTACGACACCGAGACCATCCTTCGGTTCACCGGCCCAGACGGCGTGCGCGACATGTACGTCCGCAAGGAACACCACTCGACCGCATTCTCGGCAATGCCGTGGGAGGCCCGCGAGCCATTCCTGACCGGTACCAGCAGTGAGCAGTTCACCCTATCGGCGGAGCTGCCGTTCTACGTCGGCAAGCCGAAACGTCAGCAGTGGTCGACGAACAACATCACGGGCTGGCATGCCTTCGACTTCACCAACGAGTCGTCGGTGCCGGTCTGGCCGCGATGGACCCTGAGCGACCAGGCCGACTGGGACATCCCCGACTGCTCGTGGGGGTCACCGATCCTCGGCCGGCCCGACGAGGACATGGGTCGCACCGTGCCGATCGAGATCGACCCTCGTGACCAGGGGGCTGTGGCCGACTCCGACCCCCGCGCTCAGACCCTGCTGTCGCCCAACGACACCCCGATTCAGGCGCGCTGGCGTGGCTACGACTTGCGCTACCCGATCCCGGCGGGAGTGTCCGGAGGGAAGGCCACGGTGTGGGTGCGAAACAACTACAACACTGACGGCGCGCACTGCCGACTCACCATCCCGCAGTGGTACGACCGGCCGATGTCGCGGCCCCTGGTGCTGGCCCGGTGATCGACGGCACCGCGTTACTCGACCGAATCGAGGAGGGGGTCGAGCAGGTCCGCGCACGTCAGGAGATGTTCCGCCTGCAGCGCAACGATATTGAGCTGTGGATCAACCCCCCAGATGGCTCCCCGGGGGCGGAGTTCCTGGGCCGGATCTCCGACCAGGCCGTGGTCAAACAGTCGTGGCCCACCCGCAAGAACGTCTCCTCCCAGGGCTACATCGAGCTGCCTACCGATCACGCCATCTCCCGCTACGTCATGGCGCTGCCCAACAACAAAGAGGCGCTGAAGAACGTCCTGATCACCGTCTCCCGCTACGACGGAAAGTGGCGCTGGTCGGGACTGCTGCGGTACTGGCGGCTCGAACGACGACGGGGCGTCCTGAGTTTCCGCCTGTTCTTCAACGACGACATGCAGTTCCTGCAGTACATGCTCGTACCCCCGAACCCTGCCCTGCCGCTGGGCATCTTCCAATTCCCCAGGGAGTTCCTGCTGTACGCGCCACTGAAGTGGGCGATCAGCATGACGATCCTCCTGCAACTGTTCAGGATTCAAGGGCACCTGTGGACGTTGCCCGACGATCCGTTCGACCCTGATCAGTGGGACGACTGGCTGGACTGGTCGACGTGGCAGTGCCACGTCAAATGCGACCCGTTCGCCAGCGACGACTCGAGCTTGTGGGGCCCGATCGCCTCCCGCATGAACGCCGCGGATGTCACCTTCGCTGACGCGCTCGATGACGCACAAATGGTGATCACCTACCGGCGCATCCTGACCGTCAAAGGCGAGACTGCTGAGGGACTGCTCACGCCCACCGTGGCTAACGGCGCCCTGGTCTTCGAAGTGGTCGACCGCTCCGGCTTCCACCTGCCCGGCGGCACGTTCCTTGACGGCACCACCGCCGCCGGCTTCATCCGCACCGTCGTCACCCAGGCCGACGGCTGGTACGAAGACGTCCTCAACGTCATCTCCGACGACGAGACCCTCTCGCCGGACCAGTATTACCAAAAAGGCTGGGCGGGAACACTTGCCGAGAAACCCTGGATATGCCTGCACGACGACAGTTGGTACAACTTCGATTCTGACCTGTCGTGGTCGCCGGCGGGACCGGTGTCCATTGTGGTGGGAGGCGATAACCCGACCGCCGATGCGATCGCCAAACTCGTCATCGAGTCCATCGGCAACCTGCTCGGGTTCTTCCTACTCGGCGGTTTCGACAGCCTCGGCGACATCGCCAGCGAAGTCATCATGCCGTTCCTGGTCGGGACCATCGCCGCGTGGGTCGAGTGGAAGAACCTGGGCCGCGTCAAGCAGCTCGGCTGGATCCACCTCATGGAGATGTTCCAGTCCGGCGCCGACAACAACGCCTGGAGTGCCTCGGCGCAGGCCGCGATCCGCGGCGGATTCTCGGCCACCAAAGCCCAGACGGGGCACCGCATCAAGATCGGCGGAGGCTACTGGGTCATCCCCGGCTACCACTTCCAGATCGGGGACCGGCTCGCCTCCGACCACGAAGAGCTACTGAAGAACGGTATCGACATCGTCTTCATCGACCAGGTCGAAGAGATGTTGCTGGAGGCCGACAACCGCGCGGGACAACCGCTGTCGTGGGACATCGCGATCGGACTCAACAAGGCCGCCATGACCAAGGGGGAGCGCGACGCGCGTGCCCTCAAAAAGGTACTCAACGCCGTGAACAACATTGGAGTGCATCTCATCTCATGACCGACCACGTCGTTGATATCGCCGACCGTGCCACCACGGTGGACCGCTTCGTCGAGGCACTCAGTGCGCTCAAAAGTGGCCGCAACGGCGGCCAGGAGACCGTCGGCATTCCGGCGCCGATGCGCCGGGCTGCTGCCGAGGGGCTGGCCGATCTGGGGTTCCGTTTCGTCGAGGCGGTCGCCACCCAACGCATCGTGATGCCAGAGACGAGCTGGCTGGGCCCACACGCCAACGGGACCACCGCGGCTATTGATCCAGCGCTGGCGAAAGCCGTGCTGGCCGACGTGAATCCCGACCTTGCCGCCCGGGTCACCGCGGCAACCACCAATGAACAACGCGAAGCCGAGCGCGAGGCGCTGCGCCCCGACGTCGAGGCGACCCTGCAGACCGGTCTGGCGCTCGACGAGGCCACCTCGGCGATGCGGATGCAGGGCAAGTACGAGGCCGCAGTGGAGCGCGAGAAGCGAGCCGCGAAGGAACGGGGCGAGTAAATGCTGGGATCGAAGACGCGCCAGGACACCATGGTTCTGGCCCTTGGCCAGACCTGGGTGGCGTCGTTCTTCCCGCCAGCCGGCGGCATGTTCCCTCCCGGTACCACGGCCGAATGCGTCATCTCCGACCCCGCAGGCAGCGTGCTGGCTGAGTGGGAACCCGCGATCATCTCCGAGGCGCGCATCGACTTCATCACCGCCGCCGCGCAGTGCGACCCGATCCCGGCGGGCGCCTACTACCTGGTCACCGCGCACTACCCCGCGTTAGGGCCGCGCCCCCCGATCGACGACCACCTCTCCCGCGGATCGGTGGTGCGCGACGACAACCCGACCCCGCTGGCCGGCGCCCTGCTCACGACGGCACCTGCCTTGTCGTTCATCGACGAGATGGCCGGCCCAGCAGTTGATCCCAACTGGGTCAAGGTCGCCGGCCAAGGCAACCTGAAGATCTTCGACAACTCGCCCTGGTCGCTGCCCAACGGCATGGCCGGCGACAGCCTGCTCTACACCAAGGCCGCGGCGCGCTGGCGTGTCCA